AACGGCCGCGGCGGCGGCCAGGGACGGCGCCGGCGCGACGATCCTCCACGTCGACGATCCAGGGGTCTTCGAGCCGAGGACCATCTTCTAAAGCGCTTGTAATGGCCGGAGCGGCTCGACGATAATCGGGCCGTTCAACACACCGCGCGCACTGACCGGCCGCGGCGCGTTTTCGACAATCCGCGATCTCAGGAGTGACACATGCCACCGAAAGCCACGAAGCCGGCCGCGCCGGCACCGGGCGCCGCTGCATCCAATCCGGGCCAGGACGACCAGAACCAGGGCGGCTCGAGCGCCTCGAGTGACCAGGGCCAGGGCGACCAGGCCAACCAGGGCGACCAGGACCAGGGCGACCAGGGCCAGAGCGACCAGGCCGCCGCGGCCGTGACCGATGACAACTATCGCGACGTGATGCGCTCGCGCGTGCCGGCCGCGTTCCTGGCCGCGCTCGACCAGGCGGATCCGGACGGCGAGGCCGCGGTCCTCTTCGCCGAGGCGTGCGAGGTTTACGGGATCAATCCAGATCCGGACGCGCGCGAGATCATCTCGGAGGCGGTCTTCTATCCGGGCGACCGCCTGGCCGTTCCGCCGACGCCGGATCGCGTCCAGTTCGTGACGGCCGGCGGCCTGAAGGTCTCGCAACCGATGACGGAGCCATTCGAAGAGCAGCTCCGCCGCTGGCTGAAGGCGTTCCGCATGAACAAGCTGACCGGCGAGCTCGAGCCGGTCGATCTGCCGGACGATCTGACGTTGCCGCGCGAGGCCGTGACGGGCATCTCGACGCGGACCGATCACCGTTACGAGGGCGGCTATCTCCGCTCGCGCGCGCTGGCCTCGGCGCGCAGTGCTCGCCGCTAGTCCAGACGCCGATGGCTGGACGTGAAGATCTGGTCCTGACCGAAGAGGCGCGGGCCAGAGTCGCCGACGTCTTCGAGAGCAATCGCCGCTACATCGAAGCGATCGCGATCCAGCAAGTCGGCGGCGACCACACGGAGGCCGCCGAGGTCGTCCAGGACGTCGCCTTGCGGCTCTGTCGCAAGCTCCAGACGTTCCGATACTCGGCGGCGCTCCGAACCTGGCTGTATCGTGTGACCGTCAACGCCGCACGCGACCGGATGGCCGCGGTCCGGCGCCGGTCACGCGGGCGCGTCGACCTCGAGGACGACGAGATGGAGCGCGCCAGGCTCGAGGCCAATCCGGCCGCAATCCTTGATCCAGACGACCACGTGACCGAGCGCGAACGCCGCGACCTGGTCGCGCGCGCCGTCGCCGGCCTACCGCTCCGCGAGCGCCAGGTCCTCCGCTCGCGCTTCGGGCTCGGACGCCTCCGCGGCACCGCGCGCTCGCTCGCGGAGACCGGCGAGGAGCTCGGCGCCTCGGTCTCGAGCGTCCACCGGGCCGAGGCCGCGGGCCTCGAGCGCCTCCGCGCCAAGTTCGGCAAGCGACGCGCCAAGATCGGCGAACTGTGAAAACGAACGCCGGCCGCTTCGTCTAACTCACTGAGCAGAGCCGCGCGGCCTGACCAGGCGCGCCGGGAACTCAACGCCAACATGGCAGACACACGCGCGCCGATCGTCGAGCGCCAACGCGGGATCCAGGTCTCGCACGCGCTCGCCGGCGCTTTCCGATGAGCGGCGACGGCCGCCAGGGCCAGGAGGCCTCGACGAGCCTCGGCGAGCTGATCCAGCTCCTGATCGAGCTCTCGGCGGATCGGGCCTGGGGAAATGTCTCGTTCGCGATCACGAACGGCCAGATCGGGATCGTGAAGATCGAGCGGCACTACAAGCCGGGGACGTTGCCGATCCGTGATCGGTCGCGCCTCGAACCGACCGCGGCGCCGCGCTGACCACGCGCCGCCGCTCGCGCTGACTGAGCACAGAAGCGCCAGATACTCCGACGAGCTCCTCCCGACCGCGGCGCCGACCTGGCGCGCGCGGAGCTCCTGGACGTCTGGCGCTTTACTTTCGAGGACCGCCTGATGAAGTGCAAACACTGCAAGGGGACCGGCGAGGCCAGCGGCGAGAAGTGCGCCGAGTGCAACGGGACCGGCGAGGTCGAGGCCAAAGAGGCCAAGTCGATCCAGTCGCTCGACGGCCGGCGCGATGCGGTTTCGTGTGCGGTCCGCGAGAAGTTCGGGAAGACCGGCGGCCTCGAGGAGGTCTACGTCTACGCGCGCGAGGTCTTCGACACCTACGTCGTGATCTCGAAGGGCGACAAGCTCTATCGCGTCGACTACGCGATCGACGACGCCGGCGCGGTCTCGTTCACGTCCGAGCCGGTCGAGGTCCAGATCGTCTATGAGCCGAAGGCGGTCCAGGAAGCGATCGCGCGCGCGACCTCGCGCGGCTTCAACGGCTGCATCGTCGGGCCGACGCGCGAGAGCTCGGACCAGGGCGCGCGGCCAACGGGCAATACCTGGGAGGTCGTCGTCATCCAGTCCGGGATGAGCGCGAACCGAAATTTCTACGGCCGCCAGGTGCTCGAGAGCGCGCTCGCCAAATACGAGAAAGCGCGGATCTACCTGGACCACGTCGCCGAGCCGGCGCGCTTCGGCCGCTCGACGAAGGACCTCGCGGGCTTCCTGAAGGACGTCCGGCCGGTCATGCCCGCGCAGGAGGCCGGCGGCGAGCCGGTCTTCGCGATCGCGGCGACGGCCGTCGTCACGAAGAAAGCGATCCGCGAGGAGCTCCTGGAGGCCTGGGAGGCCGGAGAGCCGAGCCTCTACGGACTGAGTCACGACGTCAAGGCGTCGGGCAAGGTCTACCAGCACACGGACGGCGAGCCGGCCGTCCGCGTCGACGCGATCCAGAAGGTCGAGAGCGTCGACTTCGTCACCAATCCGGCGGCGGGCGGGCGCGTGATGCGGCTCGTCGCGTCTACTGACTCACACGCTCTCGTATCTCTGGAGGAGGACGGTCGAATGCTCAAGAAACTGATCGAATCGCTCCGCGCGCTCGGCCGTGCGGATCTCATTGCCAAGCTCGGCGCCGAGCCGACCGAAGACCAGGTCCTCGAGGCCATCCAGGAGGCGTTGAAGACCGCGCCGGCCAGGTCCGACGCTCCGGCAACGCCGGCAACGCCGGCCGCCGCTCCGGCCGCGGCCACTGTCCAGGAGGCGCGGATCTCCGAGGGCGACGCCGCGACGATCCAGGAAGCGCGCGTGATGATCGCGAGCCTCCGCGTCGAGAACGACCTCAAGGAGTGCGCACTGCCGGACAAGCTGAAGGATCGGATCCGGAGCCGCTTCACGAAGCGGATCGCCGAGGGCCTGATTCCGAACCAGGCCGAGATCACCGCGGCGATCGCCGAGGCGGTCGAGGACTACGGCGCGCTGGCCGAAGCCGGCGTCGTGATGCCGCACGTCGGCTCGATCCGCATGGGCGAAGGCCAGGTCGAGAAGACGCGCCAGCGGATCGACGACTTCTTCGATCCGGCGAAGCCGGCGCGCTCGTTCCGGGAGATGTATCTCGACATCACCGGCGATCGCGGCTTCACCGGCAAGATCTCGGAGGCGACCAGGCTCCGCGAGTCGATCGGCTCCGGCACGTTCGATCAGGCGCTTGGCGACTCGATCACGCGTCGTCTTCTGGCGTTCTATCAGATGCCGGAGTTCGCGAACTGGCGCGCGATCGCGACGACCGGGCCGGTCTCCGACTTCCGCACGCAGCGACGCGTGCGGCTCGGCGGCTACGGGAACCTGCCGACCGTCGGCCAGGGTGGACCGTATGGCGCGCTGACCTCGCCGACGGATGAGGAAGCCACCTACGCGCCGGCGAAGCGCGGCGGCACGGAGGCGATCACGCTCGAGGCGATCCGGAACGATGACGTGAACATCATCCGGGAAATCCCGAAGCGCCTCGGCCGCGCCGCCGCTCAGACGCTCTACGAGTTCGTGTGGGACTTCCTGGCGACGAACGCCGCGGTCTACGACGCGACCGCGCTCTCGGCCGTCGGCCACAACAACATCGTGACGACCGCGCTCTCCTGGTCGAACTTCGCGAGTCTCCGCCTCAAGCTCCGCAACCAGACGGACATGAGCAACGGCAAGCGGCTCGGCCTGAAGGCGCGCCACCTGATCGTGCCGGTCGACCTCGAGGAGCTCGGCTATCAGCTCCTCAACGCCGAGCGGATGCTTCCGGATTCCTCGCTCGCGTCGACCGCGGCGCCGGCGGCTCCGAACTTCGCGCGGACGCAGACGGTCGATCTGATCGTGGTCGACTACTGGACCGACACGAACAACTACTGGCTGACGGCCTCGCCGGACCAGGCGCCGATGATTGAGATCGGCTTCATGGACGGCCGCGAGGATCCGGAGCTCTTCGTCCAGGACATGCCGAACGTCGGGAGCATGTTCAACAACGATCAGCTCACCTACAAGATCCGCCACATCTACGGCGGCGCCGTGATGGACTTCCGTCCGTTCGCGGCTGGCATCGTTCCGTAGTTCGGCGAGCTGACACCGACCGAAGCGCCGCGCGTCTCTCGAGGACGCGCGGCCTCTGGTCTCATCGTTTCTTTCTTCTCGAGGAGTTCTCGCAATGTCCAGACCTGGATACTCGGCCGGCCAGGGCCTCCGGCCTCAGTCGATCGTCATTCCGATCCTGGCCGGCGCCGCGCTGACGGCGTTCGCCAACGGGAAGACCTACGCCAACGTGCTCGCCGTGCAGAGCGGCAAGGTCATCGGCGTGCACTTCAACATCGGCGGCAAGGGCGGCACGTTCTCGACCGGAACCGTCGCCGTCAAGAACGGATCGAACACGATCTGCACGCTGAACGCCGCGAGCGCGGTCGCCGGGACGCCGTCGGAAGTCGAGGGCTCGAGCCTCTCGAACACCGACTTCTCGAAGGACTCGGTCTTCACGCTGGTGTCCGCCGAGTCGGGCGGCACGTCGCCGACCTGGCAGGACGTGACGATCCAGATCGACTACATTCCGACCGGCGACTAACGCGGGCGGGATCGTCGAGCGTTCGCGCGGGCCTGGTCTCGCGCTTCAATGGGCCGAGAGTTCTCCAGAGCTGAGGGCTCTCGGCTTTCTCACTTCAGGAAGGGACGAACCAACGATGGCGCGCGCGTTTTCATTCACGGCGAGCGGCTCGATCGCACAGGGTAATCCGGTGCGCATCATCGGCGCCAATCTGTGCGGCGGCATCGACGCGGCAACGGGCAAAGTGATCGGCGCCGTGACGAACCGCGTCTATCTCAAGCTCGGCGCCGGCGCCGGCGCGAGCGCGGACCTTGCGCCGGTCGAGGCGATCAACGTCGACGAGAAGGATACAAGCCTGACCGTGACCGTTACCGGAACGACGCCGGACTTCATCGTCTACGTCGGATAGAGCGAGGGCCGCACGTGAACGCTACGCGCCAGGACGTGATCGCCGCCGCGAAGATTGTCGCGCAGGATGACGGCGACATCCTGAACGGGCCGAACGACTACGAGACCGCGATGGATCTCGCGCTCCGGATCTTCGATCTGGACCGGCCGAACCTCCGCGTGGTCCACCATACCGTGACGGCCTCGGCGTTCCGCTTCGTGCTCCTCGGGACCGGCGCGCTCGCCGGGATGACCGGCCTCGACGCCTGGATCGACGGCCGCTCGAGGCTCGCGCGCGTCTGGCATCCATACGACACGACGGTCCAGGGCCAGGAGCCGATTCCGTCCGACGAATATCGGATCATCCGCGAGCCAGGGCCGACCGTGGTCCTCGAGTTCCTGTATTACACGCCGAGCGCGCAGACCTTGCGGCTCGAGTTCGTCCGGCCGCACGTGCTCGACCAGGGCTCGGCCGCGAGCTCCTCGGTCCTGGCGTCCGACCTCGAGGCGCTCGCCGCGCTCGTCGGCGTGCACATTCTCGAGATGGCCGCGGCCAGGGCGGCGAAGAACACCGGCTCCTCGTCACTGCCGACGGACGTCGTCGACCGGCGCACGATGGGATCCGAGTTCCAGGCTCGCGCGCGCAACCTCCGCGACCGCTACAACGCGCTCGTCGGGAAGCGGCTCGGCGACGACGTCGCGCCGGCCGTCGGCGTGTTCGACCTGGACGTCCAGGCCAACAATCCGCGCGGCTTCCTGACACACTCGCGGCGGATGCACTGATGGCGATCGAGTTCTCCGCGAAGGTTCCGCCTATTCCGATCGTGCAGAGTGACGCGGCGCGTCAGGTCATCAACCAGATCGCGCGCGATTACATGCAGATGGCGGTCTTCTACCTCGCGGGATGCGTGGCCGAGGAGGCGCCGCGGAACTTCGGCAACCTGGCGCAATCGTTCCAGGCGTCGCCGGCGACACCTGGCGGCGGCGTCGAGGTCCTCGGGACCATGCTCAACGACGGCGCCGAGCTCTACGGCCGCACGTTCTCGACGTTGCCGCAAGCCGTGGTGATGGAGCACGGCCGCCGCGCCGGCGCGCCGATCTCGCGCGCGGGTATGGCGGCGCTCGCGTTGTGGGTCCGTCGGAAGCTCGGACTCTCGGGCCGCGAGGCGGTCTCGGCGACCTACGCGGTCGCGACGGCGATCATCCGGCGCGGCCTGGCGGCCAGGCACTACGCCGAGAAGGGCGCCGACCGCGCGAAGCCGCGGATCCAGACGATGTTCGTCGAGATGAGCCAGGCGATCGCCGCCGGCCTGGTCGGCAACGGCGGGAAGAGGTAGGCGCGTGTCATTCACTGCCGAAGGCGCGATCGACGCGATCGTGGCGACGCTCCAGGCCGTCGACGGGATCGGTCAGGTGCACAACCGCCGGCGCATCGTCCGCAACGCCGGCGAGATTAAAGACCGGCTGACCTCGGACGGCCGGCTGAACGCCGCGATGGTGTCCTGGCTCTCCATGCCGGAGACGCTGACCGACTTCGGCTCGCCGACGCGGGCCGGCGCGGTCTCGACGCTGAACTTCCGGATCGAGCTCTTCTACGGCGTCAACGACGACGACGCGAGCGAGGTCGACTTCCGGGCGCTCGTCTGGAACGTCCAGAGCGCGTTCAACTCCGCGGGCCTGATCTACGCCGGCGCGTCACACCAGGACCGCGTCACGGTCGACGAGATCGGGCATCTGATGCTTGCCGATCTGGTCCTGGTCCATTACGCGCGCTTCACGATCGCATTCCGAGGACGTGTCTCACCATGAAACGAAACGATCTCAGGCTCTCGATCTTCTCGCTCCTCTTCGCCGCGCTGGTCGCGCTCGCCTCGGCGTGCGCCTCGAGCGGCGGCGGTTCGGTCTCACCTGGCGGCGCAACGCCTCAGCCTCCGGCCGTTGTCACCGTGGATCGGCACGTGCGCGTTACCGTGCTGCCGGCGACGGCCGCGGCCTCCGGCGAGCTCGTCATCGACAACGGCGAGCGCGTCGCCGGCGTCCTCGAGGCGCCGGGCCGCCTCCGGTTCGACGTGCCGGCCTCGGCGCCGTATGACTTCGGCGCGACGGTCCAGGTCCAGGCCGAGGGCTTCAAGCCGGGCGAGCGCCGGCATCTTCTGACCAGGGACGCCGACCAGGAGGTCGCCGGCGCGGTCGCGCTCGAGGCCGCACGCCGCGCCAGGCGCGGGATCGTGCGCCTGGCGGGCCGGACGTTCGTCGACGATGACGGGCCGTTCCTGGCGGTCGGCGCGTCGTGTTTCTGGTGCGCGTGGGCGTATGAGCACGACCGCGATCGCCTGGTCGCCAATCTCGCGTGCGTCGCCGGCCAGGCGCCAGCCGTCGCCAATTGTCCTCGGAGCGGCGCCGACTATCTTCGCGTCCTGGTCGTCGTCGGACCGAGCGGCGGATGGGACGATCGCGCCGGCGACGCGCGCCAGGCCTCCACGTTCGACCGCCTGGCGGGCCTGGCCGATCTGGCTTACGGGCGCTTCGGGCTCCGCCTCGAGGCGACGATCTTCGGCGGGATCGACACGGCGCCAACGGCCGCGGCGCGGGAAGAGGTCGTGCGCCGCGTTGCCGCGGTCGTCGCCGCCAGGCCGGCGGCGTTCCAGTTCGTCGAGATCGCGAACGAAGGCACACAGAACGGCTTCGGCGGCGAGGCGGGCCGCGCGGAGGTCTGGAACCTGGCGCGCCTCTTCCGGTCGCTCGCGCCGAACCTGGTCGCGCTGACCTCACCGCAAGGCGAGGATTGGGCCGCCTGGTATGCGGGCTCGCCGGCGAACCTGGCGACCGTGCACCTCGAGCGGGACGTTAACGGCGCCGGCGGTCTCTGGCGGCCAGTGCGCCAGGCGCGCGAGCTCGTCGGCTTTCCGGTCGAGGCCTGGACCTCGAACGAGCCGATCGGGCCGCAGAGCTCGGTCGCCGCGGACGACGATCCGACGCGGCTCGTCATGGCGGCCGGCCTGACCTGGCTTTCGAACGGCGCCGGCTACGTCTACCACACCGGCGCCGGCATCCGAGGCGGCGGCGCGGCCGACCTGGCGCGCGGCCGTGCGGCGAACTTCGCCGAGGTCGCGAACTTCCGCGCAACGCTCGAGGGCCTGACCGCGCTCCGCGCGGCGCTACCGGCGGATCTGCCGAACTGGACGTGGCACAACGCGAATAGTCGATTTCCGGCGTATCCGTTCGAGCTGCCATACGACGCCGACGGGACGAAGCTCCTCGCGTCCGAAGACGACGTCCTTCGCGCGTTCGCCGCGATCGCGGGGGATCGCTTCGTGGTCATGCCGATCAAGGTCGATCGCGCGGTCCGCTTCACGGCGCGCCGGCCGATGACGTTCGACGTCCTCGAGCCGCTGACCGGCCAGGCGCTCGAGCACGTCCAGATCAACCAGGGCCAGACCTACACGCTCACGCCTCGCGGCGCGGCCGTCTTCGTCGGCCGGTTCAACTGAGGGACTCCGACATGAAGAGACTCACGCGCACGTCCACGACGCCGGCGGTCGACCTGGCGATCACGCTCAACGCCGCCGGCGGCGGCATGATCCACGCGGCGCCGGCGACGGCTGACGGGCCGCAGTATTCCGAGATCGTCTCGGACGACGTCGCCGCGATCTTCGAGGGCGACGAGGGTCTTCGCGCACACTTCGCGATCGAGCCGCTCGAGCCGCGCGCGCGCGAGGCCGTGACGATCGCCGCCGAGGACGTCGGATCGCTCGACGGGGTCCTGGCTACCGACGAAGCGCCGGCGCGTCGCCGTCGCTCGAGCAACTGACGCGCGGCCGACGCGCTACACCTGGAGGACTGACAGATGACGATCGAATCTGGCGCGCTCGAGCAAGCCTACGCGAAGGTCGAGAGCAGCTATGGAACACTGGCGACGCCGTCGAGCACGGACGCGATCCGCCACCTGGAGCTCCAGCTCCAATACAAGATGAACCGCGAGCGCTCGCCGCAGAAGCGCGGGACGCCTGATCACGCGTCGAGTCTGCCTCGCCGCGTGACGGCCGGCTTCGACCTGTCCTCGGCGTTGTGGGAACCGAGCGGCACACTCGGGACGGCCTCTTACTTCGGGCCGATGCTCAAGGCGGCATTTGGCACGCAGACGACGCCGAACCTTGCGACGACCGGCGCCTCCGCGGCCTCGACGACCGGCGTCACGCTGACCAGCGGGACCGGCCTCGCCGTCGGCGATACCGCGATCGTGACCGTCGGCGCTGGCGCGCGCCGCGAGGCCACGCGTCTGAAGTCGGTCGCCGGCGCCGTCGTCACGTTCGACGCGCTCTCGGTCGCGCCGGATATTCCGGGCGCGTTCGTCTCCGGCGTGAACTACAAGTTCGCGACGACGCTCGCCGACTCGCTCTCGATCTTCCTGTTCCATACGGGCGGCGGCTACAAAGAGGCCGTCCAGGGCGCGATCGTCGACAAGGTCGAGTTCATGTTCGACGGCACGAAGGAAGCGACGATCAAGTTCTCCGGGCCGGCCAAGACGCGCGTCCGGACGGGCTTCAGTCAGCCAGGCGCGCACACGACCGTCGGATCGCCGATCGGCGGCCTGGTCGGGAATTTCTATCTCGACGGGACGGCGTTCCTGATCTCGAACCTGACCGTGACGCTCACGAACAACGAAGAGATGAGGAACAACGAGCTCGGCACGTCGACGGCGTCGGGCCACATGCGAGGCGGCGCGCGTCGGACGGTCGAGGCGTCGTGCGCGTTCTACCTCGAGGACGTCTCGGTCATCGCGAACGCCGAGGCCGTGACTCGCAACGTGATCCGCGCCGTGGTCGGGAACACGAACGGATCGATGCTGGCGGCCGTGCTGCCGGCGGTCGAGTGGGAAGTGCCGGACACGCCGACCACTGACGGGCCGAAGATCGTTACCGCGTCGGGCATCGCATACGCGAGCTCGTCCGGCAACGACTCGCTTTTCGTCGGCGAGCACTGAGGCTCGAGCTCGTCTCGCGCGCGCGGCCGACGTCGACCAGGTCGGCCGCGCGTGCTCTTCTCCTGGTCACGCGCGAAGAGGACACCTAAGCGCCATGAGCTACACCGTTCCGTTTACCGAAACCGAATACACGCCGCACTCCATACCAGGGAACCTCGAGGCCGACGCGCCGGTCCGGTTCTATCTTTCCGCCGCGGGCGGGCCTGACCTGGCGCGCCTCAAGTCGATCCTCTACGCCTCCGGCGGGCTCTCGAGCGAGACCGACTGGAGCGCCGCGCTCCAGCGCGACGTTGCCGCGGCGTTCGCGCACGGCGCCGAACTCTTTACGAACACCGTCGATCGGATCGAGGGGCTGACCGTGCCGGCGGCAATGGCGATCAAGGCGGGGATCCTCCAGGCCGATCCGACGCGGCCGATCGATCGCCAGGCGCCGATCGTGATCGACACCGGCGCGAAGTTCGCGCGCGTGTGCGGCTGGCTGACCGTCCTCGCGTTCGAGGTCGCGATGAAGATCGCCGAGCTGTCTCGGGAGGTAGACGCCGACACGCGTTTTTTCGGCTCGTCTACCACTTCGCCAAAGACGCCGGCAACGGCGAGTGGCAGTGCGCCAGGTGCTCGGAAGCCACGCGGGCCGCGCGCAATTGCGGCAAGCGGAACGACGACGGGACACGGCGGAGCGACTTCCGGCCGATGAGGCCGGTCGAGGTCACGCGGCGCGGCGGCGGGAAGCGCGTCGATCGCGGCGGCGGCGTGTTCGTGCCGGATCCGGCGCGCAAGCTGACGGCGCCGGTCTACGCGTTCGGGCCTCGAGGGGCGACCGAGCTCGAGCCGATCTTCTCCTGTCCGGTCGGCGTGATCGCGCCGGAGTTCTGGACGCTCCTCGAGCTCTGGTGGATCTGCCGGTCGCTCGGCGCGCTACCACGCGCGGGCGGCATCCTGGATCAACCGCTGGCGGTTCTTCGGTCGTTTCCGGTCTTCGAGGCGGAACACCGACGGATCGAGGCGATGAGCTCGGCGGCAAGCCAGGCGGCAAGCCAGGCGAGCGGCGTCGCCTCCGCGCTGGCGGCCGTCATGGGCGCGCGGCGCTGAATGTGTGAAGGATGCCAGGCGCGGGACCAGGAGATCCGGGAGCTCCGCGCCGGGCTCCAGGTCGCGCGAGACCTGGCGACCGTTTACGCCAGGCTGGCCGAGCGGCGGCGCCTGGACGTCGGGCCGCCGGCGAAAGCCGAGCCGCTCGAGACGCCGAAGCCGACGCGGGAAGACGACGCGCTTCGCGCGCGGGACGCGGCGGTCCTCGACGCGCTCCTGGCGCGCGCGGACGGTCTGACGTCGCGCGAGCTCCTCGAGGCCATGCCGGGGGAGCCGTATCTGACTGGCGATCAGCGCTACGGCGCGTATCGCGCAACGCTCGCGCGGCTCGGCGAGAAAGTTCGACGCGAGCGGGATCGGTTCTACCTGACGCGCGCCGGCGAGATGGCCGCGCTCGGACTCTGAGGGCCTGATGGGGAACACACAGCAGACGATCGATCTCCTGGTCCGGATGCGCTCGGACGCGGACGCCGCGTTGAACTCGCTCGGCGCCGGCGTGAAAAAGGTCCAGACGCAATTCGACGACGGCGCGAGCGCGGCCGGCCGGTTCGACGGCTCGGTCGATAAGGTCGGGAAGACCAGCGTCGCGACCGGCGTCATCCTCGGCAACCTGGCGACGCGCGCGTTCGACGGCCTGGTCGGCGCGTTCAAGTCGACGATCACGGAAGCGAACCGCCTCGATTCCGGGCTGGTCGGGCTCTCGAGCGTCGCGCGCGCGTTCGGCGCGGACACGACGGCCGCGCAGAGCGCCGCACAATCGCTCGCTTCGGACGGCCTGATGTCGGTCGGCGAGGCCGCGGCCGGCCTGAAGAACCTCCTGGCCGCCGGCTTCGGACTGAACGAAGCGATTACACTCATGGGCCGGTTCAAGGACTCGGCCGCGTTCGGCCGCCAGGGCTCGCTCGAGTTCGGGCAAGCGATCGTCGGCGCGACCGAAGGTATCAAAAACGGGAATTCCGCGCTCGTCGACAACGCCGGCGTTACCAAGAATCTGAGCGTCATCCTCCAGGAGGCCGGCTTCCAGGCGACGGACCTCCAGCGCGCGCAATCCGATCTGAACGTCCGACAAGCCATCTTCAACGGGATCCTCCGCGAGACGAATCCGCAACTCGGCGACACGGCGAAATACCTCGAGACGGCCGCCGGCGCTCAGGCGCAGTTCGGGAGCCAGGTCAGGACCGCGCAACAGGCGCTCGGGAAAGAGCTCCAGCCGGCACTGACGGCCGCGCTCCAGGCGATGACGCCGCTCGTCCAACTCGTCGCCGATCATCCGCAGACGTTCATCCGCCTCGCCGAAGCCGTCGCCGCGGTCGTCGTGCCGATGGTCGCGATCCGCGGCGCCGCGGCACTCGGCGCGGTCGACCTGGCGAAGTTCGCCGCGTCGGCGGTCTCGAGCCTCGGCGCGTTCGCCGGGATCTCGACGTTCGCCGAAGTGAAGATCGCGATCACGCTGATCGGCGAGGCCGCGCTCGGCGCCGTGCCAGGCCTTACGGCCTTTTGGGCCGCGCTGACCGGGCCGGTCG